ACGACCGATTTTTACATGGTTTTTCCCAATAAACTTCGTAGTCTTACAGGGCGACTGACTAAACCAGATTTGTGTTTTCAATATAAGAACTACAATTACACAAATACAGTTACCAACGAGTTTGTCGGTCCGAATCGAGGTTTGTTTCATGACATCAGTGGAGCCACCATGTGTGGCATGCCTTTAGTGACGACCAATGGGTTTTTAGTTGGTCATCATGTGGCAGAACTGCATCACACAGACGGTGAGGTTAAAGGCGTTATAAAGTTATTTCGTCCATCTACACGAACAAAGTTGCAGACATTGTTGTCTGAGAAGGAGGAGCATTATGTCCCCATCTCGCGAGAACCGATAACAGCCAATGCTGCTAAAGTCGACATTTTTAACGTTGTTTCCATGCCTAGCTTGAATACTCAGTTTGTTCCGTCGGCTGTTGATGGGATATTTCCCCGTGAACGTGAACCCGCCGACTTGGGACCAAAGCCATTAAAGACTATGAAAACTATATCTAAAAAGTCTTTTGAGAACACTGAGATGCCTTGTATAAAAGTTTTCCCTTTGTTGCGTTCGTACACAGACACGTTGTTAGACCAATGGAAGCCGGTCGTTTGGGACGTTGATGAGATTATACACGGAGATGGCGTTATGAGCCGCATAGACCCGAATACCAGCTGTGGCTTTGGTTTGACAGGTGGGAAAAGAGATCACATTGATTATGACAACAACACTTTTTTAGAAGAACTGAAAATTAAAGTCGATGAGATAATTGAGAGCTGCAAACCGGAGGGTACCACTGATTATCCCAGTATGCTTTTTAGTGAGCAATTTAAAGACGAACTCAGGGATTTGGAGAAGAAAGACAAACCACGCGTGTTTCGTATGGCACCATTAGCACACACAATCCTTGTTAGAAAATATTTTGGATCACTTTTGTCCACTTTTCACACACGGCAATCTCGTGCCCGCACAGGTATTATGCTTGGCATTAACCCTTTTTCTGATGAATGGGCTGACATGGCGTACAATTTGGTCAAAAATGGTGACAATTGCTTCGACGGAGATTTTTCTAAATTTGACAAGAAAATGCTTTCCACTTTTCAACAAATTTTGATCGATGCTATTATGTCAAAAATGAACGACTCAGGGGTCACTAACACTACTATTAACG